CGTTTTTGCGGTCATATCGTTTAGCGTCGGAATGCGCTTTGGCCTCGCGGAGTTTTTTGATGATCTCCGGCATAGCCTCTTTTTCTACTTGCTCGACTTTTTTGTAGTAGGCGGGGTCTTCTTGCAGATGATCCTTGGCAATTTCGCCGGCGATTTGATTGTTGTCTGTGTGTTCGCGCTCATGTGCTTTTCCTTCGGCTAACGCCTTTGGAGGAAACTGACGATCGGGTACGTTGTCTGCCTCGCCGCCGTGGAGAAGTTCGCCGGCCGATTTTTTATGCGCGGTTTTAAGGCCGCAATACCCTGATTTTTTGCAGATACAATTGGCCGGGCATGTGCAACGCCCGGAGCAATTGCAGTCGTAGCTTACGTCGGTGTTACTAAACCTATGCCCGCTCGCCTTTTCAGCAGAGGTTTCGTAACACTTGCTGACGTCGTTCTCGCGCATCACGTTGCGGCGGCGGACAGCTACTGTAATGTGAAACGGCTCATCGTTTTTGATAGCTGGCGTCAGCCCGTAAGTTTTTCGGAGCGCGGCGAGCTCCGGGCTGGATACCTGGATAAACCAGACTTTGCTGACGCCGTCAATATTACTGACCGGCACTTCTTTAACCGGTCCAAGCGTATAGCGAAACGCGTGTCCGCGCTCGTTGATGTTCTTAGCGCCGATAGCTTCTACTTCGGCGGCTGTCATTACTGATATGTGCGCGTTTAGTAGATCTTTGTCTACGTTCGGCACGTTCATGGCGCCCGCGAGCGGCAACTCGACGCCCGGCGCGTTTAACGCGTCAAAAACACCGCGCACAAGCGCATTAGGTACGGACAGCAGCAGCCAGCCGCTTTTAGCCACATACAGCCGGCCGGACAGACAATGCGTATTAACCGCGGCTTGGCTTGATTTAACTAACCAACCATGCGCATTACCCGACTGATAAGCCGCAGCAGCGCTGTCGGCCGAAAACGCGGATAAAACCGATAAACCGTCCATAGGCAATCCAGACTGCTCGAGTAGGACTCGAACCTACAACCCCAGCATTAACAGTGCCGTGCACTACCATTGTGCTATCGAGCAATTATTTACGAGGGGCGCTAATCTCCGCGGATTGCGTTACTGGCTCCGGGGCTGCCGAGGCGGCCGAGGCGGTCACGTGCTGAACGGCAGCTAACGCAGAAAATCGCAAAAGAATCGAACAGACAAATGAGCCAAAAATTGCCGCCCAGCTAAGAGTTTTTCGCATCTTTGCTGTCATTTCTGTAGTCTCCGTCGCGATCCCGTTCGTGCGTGATTTTGACACTAATGCCGGCACCAGCAATTACTGATATTAACAAATCACTGAGCGTGGAACCACCCATGCCGGCCAGTACGCAAATTCCGAGCAAACCAGACACATTTTCAGATTTTAAGTAGTTCTGGTACCAGATAAGCGCGATAGCGAGCCCTAAAAACCCAGCGTTTAACATAGCGCTTATTACAGAAAGCCAGGAAAGCCGCTTTGCGAAGCGTAAAAGCGTCGCTAGGCCGGCGAAAGCAGACACGCCAAAAGCACTGGCGAATACAGATAGCGAATGAAAATATTCGTCTAACACGTTTTCGCTCTTACTGTTCGGTTACTTGCTAATTGTCGTAAGCCCCTGTGATCCCCTCCCACAGGTCCAAACCCCGGCGAACCGGGGCATTGCAATGACTTTCTAGGGTGTAAACTCAACCCCGTGCGGCATTCATTGCTCCACCTACCGTGTGCGCGGCCATAGCCTGACCACGGATTCCTGTCAAAACGCCTTGCATCCCTGCGCAGCGTTTTGCTTCCCTAACCAGTCGGCCACCACGACTAACTTACGACGTAACCAATTTTACCAGTAAGAAAAGTTGGGCTGAAATTCTTACAGAATTTTCGCGGCAATTAAGCAGCCGCGAGCAACAGCATGAAGAGGATCTGCGGCGTGCCGCACAGTTTTAACGGGTAACGGAAAGCCCGCTTCTTTGAGTTTTTTAGCGAATAACGGTACAAAACCGTTCGCCTGAGATGTGCCACCGCCGACAGCAATAACAAGCGGCTCTTTGAATTTAGGTAATAGTTTGTGCCCAGTTAACGCGGCAGACAGTTGCTTGGCCGTGTACTCAATTAACCTGTCGTAGTACGACGAAACAGCGCCAAGAATCGGATTATCATTCGGCTCGCCCACTGTAAACTGCCCGTGCTCTTTTTCGGCCTGGACTACCGAGTCTGGCTCGGAAGTTGCCACGGCCGCCATGCGATCTACCCAGTCGCCAGACTTGGTAGTCGAAAATGTTACGGTCGGTTCGCCGTTTAGCATTACGCAAACGTTTACCATACCCGCGCCAAATGACAGGCCGACACCGGTATAGTCGTCATTTTCAAACTCCGAGTAGCACAGCGCCTCGGCTTCGTTAATCGCGCGCGGGACGTAGCCAGCCTCAGACAGGATGAGCTTTACTACGTCTTCGTGGTACCCGACGTCAAAATCGTCGTCGGTTTGATCAACAGGCTGCGCCGGAATACAAAACACGATTTTCTCGCTAGGAACAGCCGGGCCGCAAACTTCGCGCAGAATGAATGCAAGCACGCGTTTTGCGTCCTTTTCTTTCGGCGATACGACGCCGCGGTACATAGGGCGCTTGGCCGAGTCGTTGCGTTCAACGGCCTTTTCGATAGCGTCCTGACCCAGCAGAATAAACGCGCCAGATTCGTCCTTAACAAAAACACGGCCAGCCAACCCCTTCTCGATCATCTTTGTCGCGACGGGCGTAGTCGGCTTGATGACGTAAAATGCATCACGAAAGTCTTTGTATTCGACTTTGCCGTGTTCGCCGTCTTTGGCCATAACAACAAAAGATGTACCAACATCTAGGCCTTTTGCCATGTTATTTTCCTTTTAGCTGCGCAAGTTTCGACACGGAGGCTCCAATATCATCGTCTGATTCGGTGGTTTTGCCAAGTGTTGTTTTTTCGTTCTTGACAAAATCAGCTGTTTTTATAGCTGTAACAAACTTACGCTCATCAATTTCGATTTTTTCGCGGGCTGTGTCTTCGGCGGCTCTGGCCACAAAATCCCGCGGTTTTTCGCGCTTTTCGCGCTTTTCGCGATTCGCGAATTGCGAATATTGGGCAGGTTCCACTTTCTGGAAATTGGAAAATGACCACCAAATTAGGTCCAGCCGCCCGACAGCGTATCCAGCTACATAACCAAAACCTACACAAATAGCGCCCAGAACGACGACATAAAAATACGGAATACTGATTAACATGCTTTCTTCCAGCCTTTGTGCGTTTTAAGCCGGCCGCTATTTAAACTGCGCATATGCCCGGGATTTAAATCGTTGTCGCGGCAAAATTGCTTTAGATTTGTAAATGTAACAGATTGCCCAGCTGGATTAATAAACGTATATGTCTTGGAGTACCGAGCCACAATAGTCGCGCGCCCGCGTTTTTGCGCATCCGCTAGCTGTTCTTTTGATATGCCGTGGACGCCGGCACCCATGGCGTGCGATTTATGCCCGCCGAGTTTCGCAAAGTGCATGTGCCGGCGTTTTGACATGCCAAAAAACCCGCCGCCGTTAGCCACTACGCGCAGCCCGATCTCGCGCTGCTCCTGTGGCGTGAGCGCGGGACGGCCGGCGTAACTACGGTTCAGGCAAACATCCGGCCCTAAGTGCTCAACGTTTGTGAGCGCATCGCGTATGAGCTTCGTTTCAAGCTCGTTTAGTTGCCGCGTATTTTTCTTGCAATGCGGCAGCTTTGCCGCCCACAAAATGACTTTTAACGCCGTAATTTGATATTCTGCGTCATTTATGTCGTTGTAACGTTTGAACGTCTTTGACGATCCGAAATACATTACATCGTCTTCGGGGTGCTTCGCAGTGATGCGCGACCCGTAATAAAACTTATACCCAAGCTCTGGGTACAAAATTACGTAGATGTAATGCCAGCGATGCTGCATCACTGAATCCGTTCAGCTCGATATTTCAGCCAGATCCTTCCGGCTGTTGCAGTCTATTTTACTAAAACGACCGCAAAATCGTTTTGTGGCTGACAGGGTTGCCGTCAAGAATCGGCAACGTCTCAAAAACGCAAAATTCGCGTTCTAGTTGTTGAAAAGCCTGCGCGTCTTTTGCGCCAACGCCTTCTGGTAAATCGTCAATCCAGATATCAACTTTATAACCGTGAGATAACACAACAGCGCGCTTTGGCGAGTGATTGCAAAATATGCAGCATTTAAGCCGACTGAAAATGTATGGACCAAATACCCTAGCAATTTCCGCGCGGCTTGCTGATGAATCAGTGCGCCCGGTTACGCATAGCACGTCGTGGCCGCGCGTAACCGCTAACGCTATAACACCGCGCCAAAAATCGATATCGCTGGTAAACGTGCGATCAAAATCAATTGCAATCGTTGTCTTCCGATACGGATTCATTTTTTGGGCTCGTACTCTCGGTTCTGCATATAACGCGAAATGATCTTGCCGACATCGTCAACCTCGATCATGTCCATGCATTTAGCGATCCACTGCCCATCTGCAAGTTTGACCGGCGAAACGCACAGACTGTTGTCTTGTTTGTCGTTATCGTTAAGCGGCACAACGCGGCTTTTCCAGCAACCACCGTGATCACAGCACGGCAGCATTCCGCATGTATGCAGAAAGTGCTGATTAGGCCCCTCTTCCCAATGCGCCGGCTCTCGGCCGCCAGCTACCACAATGCTCGCGCGGGATCGGCGTTTAAAGCGCGGATGCGGCGGAATAGCGTACGACAAATGCGCTGGAAAGCTTACTTGACTGATGACGCCAAACGCGTTGTACACAAGTCTTATGAGCTGGCGTGTCGTCGTTTCGCCAACCATTCGAATGACATTGCGCCCCGCCAGTTTTGGATGGTTGTGCTCTTTCGCGCCGACCTGCACAAACCACACATCAGGAAAGCAGCTGACCAATTCCTGATAACGCTGGAATGACCACGTTTTGGCAGTGAAGTCGTATTTGTGTCCGGCGTTAATCACCCAGTACGGTACATCACGGCCGAGTTTTTCGTGAATAGCTGAGTACCATTGCTGCTCCTGCGGGCTTATCGGCAGTATTCCGGCAAACTTAGTTGGCGGGATTGCTCGATTTAATTTTTTGGATAAGTCGTCAGTGAACGCGGTAATAAAACGAAACGGCTTCGAGTTACTGTCGTGTACCTGCGGATACTCCATGCGAAACGTCGTAGATTCGCCGTCATCGTCTGCTATTTTTGTGATCAGCGGATTGAACTCAAAAATCTCGGGAACAGACACGCGCACGTCTGTTAGATATTCGCCCGGATACGCCTCATGCAGACTAGTGATGGCGTACAGCAGCATCACCAGGTCACCCGGGCTTTGCCGGTTAGTGAGAATGAGTTTGCGCGGCATAACGCACGTAACTTATCACGCGCCGGCAGGATTACGAAGATGAAAATTGCCCATATTATTTGCTTGAGACATATGTCCGTAATCCCAATCAGCAAAACGCAACTGCCTAAATTCATCCCAGCGAGCCTGGTCATGATACTCGCCAAGAATAAACCCAACACGCGATATGTCGCAATTTCCAAGAATTGAATACTCACTACCTTCGCAGTCTAGTTTCAACAAATCAATTGTTGTGAAATTAAATCGCGCGGCTAACTGCTCTAGCGTAACTTTTTGCAGCGGCCGTTTGTCGGGCCAGTACTCGCCGACCGCGCGCGCAAGCACGGCATCCGCCGAGACGACTATAGACCCGCCAGTACTAACGCAGTCTGGCCGAACAGCATTACATAACGCCAATTCGCCAGGCTCATAGCTACACGCAGCGTGCACAATTTCGGCGAAGTCGCCGACGTTGGCGCGGAGAGCATCGATATTTTCTGGACAAGCTTCGACGCATATAATTTTTGCGTTTGGATTTTTTTCGCGCACGAGCTTCGCGAATGTGCCGATGTGCGCGCCGATATCGACGACGACGCGAGCGCGGCCAATAACCTGCGGAATAATAGCTGTTTTGTAACAGTCATTTAAATACACGTCTTCAACAATTGTCAAATCTTGATTGATGTTATTTCGCCGAACCATAAAGCTATGCGCGTTAATTAGCTCGTTATTTTGCACAGTTGGCAGCTCCTTTTTAGTTAACGCGGCAGCAAGCGCGATAATATCCACGGCGAGCGGCGCGTCCGTACGCATTTGATATCTGTAATGCTGGTTAAACACAGAAATTTGCTGAGGTGTCATTTCTGCCAGTGCATGATCTGGCACTAAATGCGTTACGTTGTCTGCAAAATCGTAGTACCGGATCGGCGTGTGCCCCGTCCACAAACCTATAGCCGGCGTTGTTGTAGCGCCGGCTACATGCAGCGGCCCGGAATCAATGCCGACAAATAAACTAGCTCGAGATATTAGCGCAGCAATTAATGCGGCGTCGCCAGTGCCCTGATTTTGCCACATCGAATGCGACGCGTTCGGGCAAAACACGGTAACGTTATCAGCAAGCGGTGTGCGATTATCCCAGTCAAAAATTACAGGCACTAAACCAGCTGCTTGAAACGACTGACAAATTAGCGCAATAACAGAATGCGGTAAATTTTTTTTATCGATTGCCGTATTGCCTTGGTAGTGAATGCACACAACCGGCCATCGTCCATTAATTGGGTCTCTTCCGGTTATTTGTCGAAAATAATCATCAGCGATGTCTGCGGCGGTTGCCGACGGCAAAATTGAGTAGAAAAACAACTCCGGATCCGGCGTGATACCGAATACCTCCTCAATACAACGCGCCGCCTTTGTAGACGGGACATTTTCAAAACTGCGGTCGCATTCATGCCAGTGAATATCCGCAATTTTGTCATACGTCTCTTCCGGAATTTGCTGTTCGCGCTCCGAAAAGGATCGGGCGCATAAGCCGTGCATTGCCGAGTGTTTGCCATAAAGACTTTGCACGTAGACAGTCCATTCGGGCCGGTAGCGCTGCAGGTGCCGCAAAATAATGGTTAACTGCACGGCGTCGCCCAGGCCGTGCGTAAATTTTAACAATACACGCATTGTCACACCTGTTTTACGTTAACCTAGCTCTACTATACTGCCGGTAAAAATAAAATGCCACAAAAACTCAAGCACAAGACCCGCCTCGTATGACGACAGCTCGGTGTCGCGCACCCACTCGCGCAGCTGTTCGTACACCGATTTTGCATGGCGCAGAATTGCATGACGGCTAACATAAAACTGCGCGCAACAATTACAGCGCAGATTTGCAACGTCAATGCTAGCGCCCAGAATAGCTTCCAGCGCCGCACGTTCTTTTGTGACAAAACCGCACGCCCACGAATGCTCGGGTTGCGTGATTATCCTCGTGTCGTTTAAGTTGCGATAATCTGAGTCGAACTTAACTGCCCGCAAAACCTCGTCTATGTTGCTGCGCGCATGCCAAGCAGATCTGTGCGCGTGCAAGCAAACTACATAGTCCGGCAAGTTATCGTAGTTTGCTATTAGCCATTCTAAGTAAGCGCTGGCTTCCCGGCCTTTATTCGGCCAGTCTTCGGGAGCCATTCCGGCGCGTGAAATTACGGTATACGGAAACGGTAAAAGCTCTGTCCACGCCAAGTCTTCACTATGGTGCGCCAGTACTACATGCGCGCTAACATCCATAGGTCACCGCAAACCTGTCGTTAAAATTGCTCAATGTACGGATTCGTAAGCTCGACGGCTGACCAGTCAACCAGCGGTAAACCGCGTAGCGCACGGACGCGATTCAGATCAATCTCTTTTTCTTTTTTTGAGCGACAACATGTTGCGTGATGCATAATCATCCGGCTGTCTTTTGGATCTACCATGTTATACATGAACATGCTGCAGCTATTGGCAAATACATTTGGATCCAACAACCGGTATGCGATCGCGTGCTCGCGCAAGTACGAGTTAAATACATCCTGATCGCCGTGATAGTGCTGAGAAAAATCTGTGTTTAGTATTGCATCAAACATCTGCGCCGTTTGCGGAGTGTGCTTGACTAAGAAAAATCCTGAGTTTATGTCGCCGGTCGCTTCGCCTGGAACGAAGTCACTGGCTTTCTCTGCCATTGCAGCCAAGACCGCGTCAGATGCTTCAAGCAACGTTTTTGTCGCATACACCGCCGCCGCGTCAAAAATCTGAATATCAACATCCGCTAAGCCAACCACTGTGCCGACAGGCAGCTCGCGCATACGCGCCGAAACAAACTCAATTTTTTTTCGCAGCATGTGATACCACAGCGGCGTTCGAAAATCGCCCGTGCCAGGAGCGGTGGCGTGAGCTGCGAGCACGCACACACGAATTTGCGGATGCGCAAGTGTTGAAATCGCGTGATAAGCCATACTCTGAAAGTTAGGCGTGTAGGTCATGTAAATCGGCAGCGTGGCCATAGAACGCTCATTTGCTATTTTCAAAAATGGCCAAAGCACTGCCAATAACTTGGTGCATATCGTAATATCGATACTCCGCCAAGCGGCCGCCAAACACGTATCTGGTTTCTTGCTGCGCGAGTTTTGAGTACTGCGCGTATCGTGCGGTGTTCTGGGCGTCGTTAATCGGATAGTACGGCGTTTCGCCTTCGGCCCACGTTGTCGGATACTCACGTGTAATGTACGTGTTGTCCGTTTGCGCGCCGGTAAAATGCTTGTGCTCAATAATTCGCGTGTACGGCACAAGTTCTGAAGTGTAATTGATTATTGCATTTCCCTGAAAATCAGATATCGGCAAATTTTCGTGCTCAAACCGCAATGACCTGTAATCCAACTCGCCGTGCTTGTACTCATAAAACTCGTCAACGCGGCCAGTAAAAACTGTCTTGTGCGCCATTGCGTCCCAATGGTCGCGTTTTTCTAGGTAGTCGTGCCCGAGCAAAATATCGGCGCCCGCGAGCATGTTGCCGATCAGCGCGGTATAGCCTTTTACAGGAATACCCTGATAGCGATCAGTGAAATAGTTGTCGTCGTAGTTCAGCCGGATGGGCAAGCGTTTGATAATTGCCGCGGGTAAATCTTTTGGATCGCGCTGCCATTGCTTGAGCGTATAACCGCGAATAAACGTCTCATACAGCTCTTTGCCGACTTGCGACAGCGCCCACTCCTCTAAATTTTGTGGGTTAGCAATCGGCAGCCGAGCCAACTCAAGTTTTCGCCGCGCTTCTTCAGGAGTTCGAACGCCCCACAACTGATAGAGCGTAAACAGGTTAATCGGAAACGAGTAAATCATGTCGGAATGATTTACTTTTGGGCGGTTCACAAAACTACTGAACTCGCCGAACTGCCGCACGTAATCCCAAATCTTGTCACTGTTCGTGTGAAAGATGTGCGGCCCGTAGACGTGCGCCTCTATCCCGTGGCGCTGCTCGGTGTAGCAATTGCCGGCAATGTGCTCGCGGCGGTCTATTACTAGAACCTTTTTACCGCGAGACATTGCCCGCTCGGCAAACACGGCGCCAAATAAGCCAGCGCCGACGATTAAATAATCGTACATGCCGCGCCACGCTCACACCGAGTCAGGGGTAATTCCAACAGCCGTGTGCGCAGAAAAAATACGCACAATGTATTGCTCGCCGTTGACCTGTCCAGCGTTTTTAGTTGCAAGAATAGCCGTTTTGTTGATTTCCATTGCGCGGGCTGGCGTAATGCATTGCGTCTCATAAGCGCGCTGCAGAATAGCTAACAAAATAGCTTCGGGGCGCGCAGACTCGGGGCTGTCAAAACCACTGCGAGCGGCTTCAGCCGGCTTGAAAGACAGAACAGCATCGCGCCCTTCGCCCGTAAGCTCGGCGCTATCGCCAAACAGCGATTTGATACTCGACAGGTAATCCATGTAAGACATTTATCAACTCCTTGTTGTAGACCTCTTATTTATACCCGATACCGCGGTTATTGCGCAGGCTGAACGTTGGCAGCAGAACCGCTCGTATTCTGCTTGTGCTCGTGTTGCGTAGGGGCGAAAGGCGCGCTCGGATTACACTAGAACCCAGCAACCAACGTTCGGCACCGCGGCTGTCCGATGCGGTGCAATTTCGGTCGATCGAGAAACCGAAACTCGCAGAGACCAAAACGGGCGCAGGAGGGAGTAACCGCGCATCCGCCGCCGTCCGTGCGACTTTCCTGCTTATACTCCTTTTAAGATCTGACGAATGTGATCGAGATCTTGTCGGCTATCCTCGATTTGCTTTTCGAGAAAGATCTCAATCCACTTTTTGTGCGTTACCGTATCGTCGGTGTTTTTGATTTCGTCAAGCTGCGCAATGCGTTGTGTGTAATTCTTCACAACTTCGGCTTCCATATCAAACGCGTACTGCAGAATTTCGGTTGCTGTGGTGAGTCGCGGAAAATCGTTAGCGTCAACAGTCGGAACGCTGCCGAGACCGACAATCATGTCAGAAAACTGGCTGACATGTTTCATCTCACTCGCGGCCTGCTCGAGTAAAAACTCTTTGTACTCGTGCGCATGCAATCCAGTAATAGCGCTTGCGTGGTGTAAGTAAAACTTGAAGTGTTTCCACTCGTTTTTTAGGTCGTCATTTAACTTGGCGACAATTTCATTAAACTGCATGGCAGGTCTCGATGGCGGTTGCTGAAACTGCTGGCCAGTTTAATCGGCGTGAATTATCCGCGCAAGCCGATTTACAGTTTGCTGAGTATTTTTCCGATAAGCGGATGGCGAACGACATCACTGTCGGCGAACTCAAATGCGCCAATTCCTGCAACATTCTTTAGCCGGTTTGTGACGTCCATTAACGCTACGTCTTTTGTGAATAAATCGCTTTGTCGCGGGTCGCCGGTCACGATGACTTTTGTATTGTCGCCAAACCGCGTCAGAAACAGTTTGAGCTGCGCATACGTAGCGTTCTGTGCCTCATCAAAAATGCAGACAGCGTCATGGAACGTGCGCCCGCGCATATAACAAAGCGGCGCAAGCACTACAGCTTTATTAATGACTTCTCGTTTGGCGCCCTGTTTGCCGAGCAAGATTTCCATTGTGTCGTACAGCGGCTGCATGTACGGATTTACCTTCTCTCCAAACGTGCCCGGAAGAAAACCAAGCTTTTCGCCGGCCTCGACGATTGGCCGCGTCAACACAATTTTGGCAGCTTGTTTTGTCAGCACCTGATTAATCGCGTATGCCATTGCCAGAAATGTTTTGCCAGAGCCGGCAGATCCGAGCAAAAAGCTGATGTGATTTTCTGCGATTACAGACAAAGCTGTTTTCTGCGCGTGCGTTCGTGGTTTGAATTCTACAGCGGCGTATACGCTGCCTTCTTGCTTTTCTTTTCGTTCTTGTTTCCGGGCCTGCCGACGCGCCGACCTAGTGGCCACGCGCCGCTGTGCTTTTGCCATAAAGAACTCCTAGCGCGTGGGTTGTAAAAATTGATTACCCGGTACTTTAGCGGTATTAGCGGTTGGCGTGGCTGTCGGTTGCGGCTTTATCGGGGGTTTCTGACTTTTTTGCCACGCGCTGTAGGCGACCTGCTGCGGTGACGGTTGTTTTGACGCGGCTGCCGTGTTTGACGGCATTTGCGTCATTGTCGGCCGCTTTGGCGCCGGGGCCGGCGAACCGGGTGTTGCAGGCTGCGTAGAGAACGGCGAAACAGACGGTTGCGGTTGCGACGGCGCGGTCGTGCCTGGAACAGCTGGTGCTGGTGTTTGATTAGAATTTGTTGTCACTTCAAACGCCGGAGGCAGCCCGCCATATTCCTTCATCAGCGCACTGCTCTGCGCAGAACTAAGTCTGTTATTCTGCCACAGATGTATAGCTCTGTTATAGGCCATTTCCGGCGAAGTGTTTGGCGGAAGTTTTAATGTTTGCAACATGTGTGCGTGATTGTACGGCGATTGGCTGTACGGTCCTGAATACGGTTTGCGCGCAGGCCCGGCCGCCTTTTTCTCTGTGCGCTTTTTACCCTGAATCACTTCCTTCTTCGTTTTCTTACTGCCTTTCGGTCGGCAAGAACCTTCGCTGTAAGCTTTTGCGCCGGGTACTGGCTCATAGCCGGCCCAACAACGCGCAGCTTTGCGCATCGTATTAACGCACTGTTGCTTTACCATTTCCCAGCCTTTTCGTGCCATTTGATCCTCGATAAATTTCTGCCGCTGCGGCGATCCCGGCGCGCCGTATCCGCTAAAAAACCAATTACCGTCTTGCGCCCAAGAGCCATCTTGCTTAGCAGCCGCCGAGTCCATACCAAGCGAGTTAGCTAACCAACCGCGAAAATCGCGTTTACTAGGATCTTGAAGCTCTTGATCTAATATCTGATCGAAATTTTGCTCGGTATATCCGCGAGCCTGGTTGTACATGAAATTTGGATCCGCCGACTGCTCCATAAACTGTCGCGCTTCTGGGCTGTATCGCGCGTAAGGGCCGACCTCTTCGCGAACTTTTGCGAGCTCGGCGGCCGCGGCGTCTGGCCCCTGTTTGCCGGCTTCTGTAAGCCGTGCGCGAATATCTGCTTCATCTGGCAAGTTCACGCCAAGCATCGGGGCGAACATTTTGCCAAGCCCGCCAATAGCGCCTGTTACAGTATTTTGCGCATCCTGTCCGAACGCGCCCATACTTGCCGCGCCCGCGCCCACTGCGCCGAGTCCGAGCACGCTCATAAGAAGGCTGCCCAAGCCACCACCGCCAAATGCAGTCATACCAACGCCAAGAACAGCAAGCGGAATACCTAGCGCTAAGGCGCCCTGCGCTTCAGGCGGCATATTTTGAATCTGATTCCACATGTTGCCAATAAACGAACCGTCCTGCTGCGGCGTGGAATTAGGATTGACCGCTTTCCAT